CTACGTTTACGGGAACTGTAACAATCCCAGCAGGTGCTTCTATTTCTGGATTTGCAACACTTGCCAATCCTACATTTACAGGGACCGTAACACTCCCAGACAATACAGTTGCTCTTGGAACGAAGACAACTGGCGACTATGTCGCATCACTTGTTGCTGGAACTGGAATTACTCTTTCCAATAACTCTGGTGAAGGTACAACTCCAACTATAGCAATTGGTCAATCAGTAGCCACATCTGCAACTCCGACCTTTGCAAGCATAACGACAACAGGAAGTAACGGATTAATTGTTAACTTTGCATCTGGCGATGAAGGTGGCGAAATGTTATTGGCAAAACCAGTAACAAATACTTCAATTTCTGGTACTGGCATAGTTGTTGATGTATATCAAAATAAATTACGTTTCTTTGAACAGGGCGGCTCTGCACGAGGTGTTTTTATTGACCTGACCACATCAGGAGCTGGTGTTGCTAGCCCTATTGCATTGAGTCAGTCAACCGGTAATTCTACAAGTCCAGTATTTAGCAATCTAACTGTTAATGGTTCCTTAAAGATCACAACAGCACTAGAAATAGCATCAGTTTCTGCAACTGCAGCAACCGGAACAATAAACATTGATTTCTTATCAAATCCAGTAGTTTATTATACAGCCAATGCTACAGCAAACTGGACATTAAACATTAGAGGCAATAGCTCAACTACCATGAATACTGTTATGTCAACAGGCGATGTAGCTACGGTAACATTCATGGCTCAGCAAGGCGCAACTGCATATTATCCGACGGTTTATCAAATTGATGGCACAGCAGTTACTCCAAAATGGCAAGGTGGCACAGCTCCAACTTCTGGAAACGCATCATCAATAGATACTTATGCTGTAACAATAGTAAAAACTGCAGCAAACACTTATACAGCATTTGCTAGTCAAACTAAATTTGCATAACTATGCCATTATTTAATTCATTTTCAAATGGATCATCAAAAAAGTTTGGTTTTACAAAATTAAGTAAACTAAGTTCTGTTGAATATCTAATTGTAGGCGGTGGTGGAGGCGGCGGAACTTGGGCTGGTGGTGGAGGCGGTGGAGGCGGTGGCGTAAAAACTGGCACGGCATCAATATCAACTGGCACAACATATACCATCACTATTGGTCCTGGTGGCGGAGCTGGTGGAGCTGGAACGGCATCTTCTGCATTTAGTATCACTAGCAATGGCGGTGGATATGGCGGAGGAGACAATGGGGCACCAGGCAGTGGTGCTTCTGGAGGAGGCGGTGGACGTACCAACCAAGGAGGTGCTTCTGGAACCGCCGGTCAAGGAAGCAATGGTGGTGCCGCTTCAGGCATGAATGCTGGCGGAGGCGGTGGAGCAGGTGCAACTGGAGGTAATGCAACAGGTGGCGCTGGTAACGGTGGTGCCGGCGGTATAGGTGCTCTTTCTTCTATAACGGGAACATCAACACGCTATGGTGGCGGTGGAGGTGGCGGAGCTCACGAAAGCAGTGCAACTGGCGGCTTAGGTGGAGCAGGTGGAGGAGGTAATGCGAATTCTGGTTGCAGTAATGCAAGCTCTGGATCACCAAATACAGGTGGAGGTGGAGGTGGAGCTAGCGGTGTAACTATGGTTTGTGGACAAAGTCCTGGTTCTGGAGGTTCTGGCGTAGTAGTTATTGCGTACCCAACTTCTTTCCCTGCAGCAACATCAACTACTGGTTCTCCAACGGTCAGTATCATAAGCCGTCCCGGATACCGAGTATATACATTTACTGGTTCTGGAAGTATTACTTTTTAAGTACAACTTGACAATCGATTATATATAAGCTAATATTTTTTTATGCCTGTAGAAGAACAACCAATCAACATAACGATACCTAAAGAAAAGCTTCAAGAGTGGAATGTATTTTTTGCTCTTCCATGTTACGACTCACATGTAACAGAACCTTTTGCGATGAGCCTTTTGCAGGCCCTCCTTTATTATAAGGAGATAGGTTTAAATTATTCGGTGTGCACCATATCCGATTCTTTGATTAACCGCGCAAGAAATAACCTTGTTGCCAAGTTCATGGGTAACCCAGCTTATACTCATATGATATTCATCGACGTAGATTTACAGTTTGATAAAGAATCAATCCTTAAGTTGCTTTGGCACGATAAAGACGTTATGACAGCTTCATATCCAATCAAGGAAATTAATTGGGATAAAGTAAAAGAAGGTGCACAAGCTGACTTGCCGGCCCAAGATCTCATGGAATACGCTAGTAGATACGTAGTTCATATGACAAAGCCAGGAGAGACTCAATTAAATATTGATAATGGCGCAATCGAGTGTTATGAAGCTGGAACTGGTTTCATGCTTATCAAGCGTCAAGTATTTGACAAGATGTTTAAGAAATACAAAAAATTAAAATATAAAGATGACACGGGTGCTTTGCATGGCGAAGAGATAGAAAACGCCTACGCTTTATTTAATTCTTATGTAGATGACGATGGAAGATTCTTGTCTGAGGATTATGGCTTCTGCAGATATTGGCAAAAGATGGGTGGAAAGATTTGGGTTGACCCAACTATTAACTTAACTCATTTTGGACGCATCAAATATACTGGTAAAATGTTGGAATTTTTAAAGAGAATAACACAATAATTTTCCTTTAAACCTATTACTATATTTCTAGTTCTGCAATATACGTATAGGAGCATCATGGCCCGTTTAAGAATTGAAACCGCACCAGAGATAACAGTTTACGATGAGGCTTTTGTTATCAAAGCTGCATCAGGTATATCTGTACCATTGATAGAGTTGAAAAACTCCAGTGGTACAGTAGTAGGAAACATAGCAGCAGATGGAACCTTGAATGTTCTTTCTGTTGTTAGCTCAAATGCAGGTACTACTTCAACATCGCTTGCTACAAGAGGCTATGTAGAAACTATTGCTGCTGGCATGAACTGGCATGCAGCCGCAGATTATGCCACAGCAGCAGCACTCCCTACATGCACATATTCTAACGGAACTGCTGGAGTTGGTGCAACATTAACTGGCAACGCAAACGGCAGACTTACAGTTGACGGCAGTCCTCAAACTACTGGAAAATCAGTTTTAGTAAAAAATCAAGCAGACGCTACGCAGAATGGTATCTATTATGTTACTGCTCAAGGCGTTGATGGATCAGCACCGTTCGTTCTAACTCGTCGCTCAGATACTAACAACAGTATTGCTGGACAAGTCAAGGCTGGCGATGCACTTCATGTTATTGGTGGCTCCAATAATGGTGGACAAAGCTTCGTTCTTACGACAACGGGCACTGGAACTGGTGAAGCAATAGTTCTTGGAACCGATTCATTAACGTATGCTCAGTTCAGCGGAACTGCAACTTTCACAGCGGGAGCTGGCATTGTTAGCACTGGCAACACGCTTGATATAGCCACTGCTTCTTCTTCAAGAATTGTTGTCAATGCAGACAACATAGATTTAGCTACAGTTAGCCAAACAAATACTTCAGGTGCAAATACTACTAGTTTTGTTAGCAATTTTACCGTAGACTCTTATGGTAGAATTTCTGGCAAAGAGACATCTAGCGTATCATTCACTGGTTACGCAACATTAGCTAATCCAGATTTAACTGGAGTTCCTACTGCACCGACCGCAGCAAACTCTACTAGCAACACTCAGTTGGCAACTACCGCGTTTGTCCAAAATGTTGCAACAATAGCTGCTTCTAATGCTGTTTCTGATGCAGGTAACAATGCAATACTAAAGTCATTAATCGATGCTAAGGGCGATCTTGTTGTTGGGTCAGCAGATAATACGGTTGCTCGTTTGGCTGCTGGGACCAATGGGTATTTCTTAAAAGCTAATTCCGCAGCTACATCTGGTCTTGAATGGGGTGCTATCCCAACAGTTTCTATATTGGATGACGTTGGCGATGTAACAATAACTGGAGATGCGACAAATCAATTCCTTAAGTACAATGGTTCTGCCTGGATTAACTCTTCAGTGCCAACGATTAACACACTTGACGATGTTGGCGATGTCACAATAACTTCTGCTGTTGCCAACCAGGTTCTTCTTTACAATGGTTCAGCTTGGGTAAATACATCAAATCCAACAGTGGCCGGTAACTTAACGGTTTCCGGAAACTTAACAGTTTCAGGAACTACCACAAGCATTAATACAGAGACTCTAACGATTGATGATAATATCATTATATTAAATAATAATGAAGCAGGAACTCCATCAGTTAATGCTGGTATCGAAGTAGAGCGTGGTACTTCAACAAACGTAGCTCTTCGTTGGAATGAAGCAACAGACTGTTGGGAATTCACAAATGATGGAACAAACTATCAGAGGATCTTCACTGACACAGTAACCAACGCTCAAGCAGCTAGCTATACTTTAGCATTAGCAGACAGCGGAAAGATGATCGAAATGGGAGTTGCTTCAGCTAACACTTTAACAGTACCACCTAACTCTTCAGTAGCCTTCCCTGTTGGTACTACACTCACAGTTCTCCAAACTGGAGCCGGTCAGTGCACGCTAACAGCTGGTGCTGGGGTTACGGTAAACGGTACCCCTGGTCTTAAGTTGCGCACAACTTGGTCATCTGCTACACTTATTAAACGCGCAACTGATACATGGGTTGCTCTAGGAGATATGGTAGCGTAATATGGCACAGGATGATGGCAAGAAGCAAAATAGAAAAGGCCCTAAACCAACAGCTACTGTAGGCACCGCCAATACAACCGTTGCTGCAGCCATTACTTCTGCTGGATTTGTTCCCTCTGAGTCAAAGACAAGCACTGCTGTCCCAGCAGATGATGGAAAATTAAAAGATGCTTTGACCGACACAACGGTTACGCTACTTGGAAACACTGTAACCTATAACACGTTTAGTCCTTTCTTTCCACCTTACTTCCCACCATATTTCCCACCATACTTTCCGCCATATTTCCCACCATTCTTCCCACCGTTCTTCCCTCCTTACTTCCCGCCGTTCTTCCCACCATTCTTCCCACCTTATTTCCCACCGTTCTTCCCGCCGTTCTTCCCGCCATTTTTCCCACCGTTCTTCCCCCCTTACTTCCCGCCAGCATTTAAGTCTGACGTAAGAGATAAGGTTGAAATAGAAGATCTTGGATTTGGACTTAATGTAGTTGAAGAATTGCGTCCTGTTTCTTTCGAATGGAATGAAAGAGACGGAGACAACCAAGGCAAAAAAGATATTGGATTCATAGCTCAAGAATTAGCCAAGGTAGAAGACATGTTTAACGCACATGAAGTGTTTGGCCTAACTGACCGCAGAGATGAAGAAACAATATATGCCGCGTACCACAGATTGATTCCAGTAATGGTTAAAGCTATCCAGGAATTGTCATCTGAAATCAAGGAACTAAAGAAAAATAAAAATTAATATTAGTTATTAAAAATGTTTACAAATCCATTTATAATAAATAATATTATTCCAGTATTATATTTCTTTGCTACTTGCCTGCTGGTAAATTCATTGTATAACTCTCAAAGAGTTCTATCTATATTTAGAGTCGATGGTCAAATTCACCCCAAGGAACCATTCAGCTGTTCCAATCTAATTAAGTCAGCAAGTTGTTTTGTAACATTTGTAATATTGTTATATTATTATATAACTGATATAGCAAATGGCTATTATCCGAATATCGCAATACGATCAATAGCTATGGCTTACATGGCCGTAGACCTTATGTGTTTAATTAAAGTAAAAAAATATTTAACTAAATCAGTAATACAACATCATTATTCAATAATTTTTTTAGTTCTTCTTGCGATGTGTGTTGATTTCAATCAAAGCAATATTGGTCAATTAGCTTTGTTCTTTTTGTTTATTGTTACCGCAACTTTTCCGGTAAATCTATATTTTGCACTTAAACCATACTATAAAGTTGATTGGCTACTATATATATCTAAGTATGACTATCTGTTTACAATGTTTGGTTATATAATATATTTAATATTTAATTGGCAATACAGCTTTTGGGGCATATTCTATTTATTGGCAACAACACCATTGTTTATAGCTGACGCAAAACAGTTAAGACACTTATTCCAGGAAAAACCTGGTAAAGCTTTACTTTAATAATTTTGTTATAGAATAAAAAGATGGGGTAGTAAATCTTTCCCCGCTTATAACCTTTTTAACACCGTGAAGGTAGTTGATATCGCCAGGGTGCGCAACGGCTAAGCCCGGCTTAGGTTTCACTTCTATATCGTGCTGTGGGTAGTACAATTCCCCGCCTTCAAAATCATCATTGTAGTAAATTAAAGAATTCAAATCATATGTAGGGAAAGGGTTTGGCGAGCCATCGTTCAATTGCTTGTCAGCGTGCGGCTGTTGTTCTAGGCCAGGAAACCATCTGATGATAACTGGTGGTCTAACAGATACTTCAACCTTGAATGTATCTTCTAAAAGATATTTCATTTTTAATATATATTTGTCTATCAAATTGTAAACATCTAAATTAATTCTAGAAAGAATATCAAAGCTACACTGTCTATTTTGCCAGTAGGAAGCATCGTATGTACATGTTCCATCTTCAGAGTAAGTATTCTCTCCGGCGTCCATCCATTCATTTATTAATGGTAAAAATTCTTGTATCTTTTTTAGATCTTGTAATTCAACAAAGTTATCTACAATAATAATATTGTCTTTTGAAGATCCAAAATGGCCGGGTTCTATCAAAGATTTTTCACTTACTTCAAAATCCACAGTTGCTCCTTGGCTTTGTTATGTGATATAGTATATCATCAATAAAACAATCAATCTATAGAAGGAAAGAAAATGGAATTTTTTCACGTAGGAGCATGTACAAATCCACAAGACAATGCTAAGTTCGGCATCTATTTGTACAGAAATGCTATACCAAGAGAATTAAATATACCAGAAAGATTGGAAGCCACTATCGGAAAAAGCGAACATGAACTATTTAAGTGGTCAGAAGCAATGGTTGGTTATAATGAAAAAATGCCAGATTATAGAGATTGTGTCGACTTAAAAATGAGCCCAGATCACTGGAAGTATCTAAAGCCAGAATTTGAGGAAGTTAGAAAATGTTACGAAGATGTAGAAAGCCATCTTAAAGTATGTTTAACCCATTATGAATCTTTATATAATTTTAAGATGGAATACATGGAGGCAATTAATTTTGTTCGCTATGGAGAAGGTCAACACTTTGCTGTTCATACAGACCATGGTTTTTCATATACGTGCACAGTATCTTCGGTCATTTACTTAAATGATGATTACGAAGGTGGAGAGCTATATTTCCCTTATCTAAACATTACTCTAAAGCCAGAAGCTGGAGACATTGTTATGTTCCCATCTACTTATATTTATGCGCATGCCTCAATGCCAGTAAAGTCAGGCATTAAATATTCTGCGGTAACTATGTTTGATTACAATGACAATAATCACAAGATGACTGTTGCCCCAGGTTCGCAGTTGAGCGATTCGCAAAAGACAGTATTGTCCAAGGCAAGCGCTTAAATTATAATCAACAAAATTTATGACTAAAGTTACCTTAACTAAAACACATCAAAATCCACCTGAAATAGTTCAATCTAGACTCAAGAGAGACTGGATGGACAACACCTACAAAAAGCACGCCTATCAGTGCCTTCCGGTCACCACGGCCAACGTACACGGGTGGGAACTGATTCTCCCCCAGGATGTAGTTGTGCAATGGGATGGCGGTAACAACAATGTGAAAATACTAAGTGGCGATAGTTATATGGGAAGAAATTTGGCTTATGGCGGAATTATAGGCATGGTTTCTTTTTCTGTTGGTTGGGCTTTTGGTACAGAAGATGGCTATGAAACATGGATTGGTGGATCGCCAAATTATTTAGTAGATGGGGCATCACCACTTTCGGCCGTGATACCTTCCAGCTGGTGGCCTGACGAATTTCAAATGAATTGGATTATAACTAAAGTTGGCGAACCAGTTACATTCCCAGCCGGCATGCCGTTCATGTTTTTTAATATCTTTAAAAGTGATCTTCTTGAATCTGTTGAATTTAGTGTTGATAACATTTGGGATAAACCATCTTTAATGGTTGCTAGACAAGCTTATGGTGATGCTAAAATGAAGAAAAACAAAGAAGAACCTTGGACTTGGATGAAAGGTATTAAGACTGGTTTAAATGAAAAAGGTGAGAAAATTGGACCAGCAAATTCAGGTTTATTAAAGTTAAAAACACCAAACGTATAATTACTATATTGATAGTTAAAAATAAACAAAGTGAGGCAAAATGAGTTTTAATCTTCTTACCTCGCAGCAAAAAAAAGTCATACTAGAAAAAAGCAAAACAGAACGCATGCTTGTCTTGTATGAACTTCTTTTGGTTTGCGAACTTAATCCAGAAACTTTCGTATTAGAAAAGAATTCTAGCGCTTTTGCTCCGTATGCAGAGGAAGCACATGGCCTATACCATAGGGCGATAGAAGCACAAAAAATTGTCGATTTAATTATTGACATAGATAGCATACTTGCACAAATTTAATTAAAGGATTAAAAAATGTCTTTATCTAATTCTGAAAAAAATGATATTAAACAAAAAGCTAAAACACATTTAGAAAAATCAATATATACTTTATCTTTACTTGTTGGCATACTACCAGAGGTAGCACTTGCTACGGAATCAAAGGAAAGTCTTGCTAGCACATCATCATTTGGGGTTAACTCATATGGAATTAGTGAAGAAGAAGTTATTGATTCGTTGTATAATTTTATTTTAAATTATAGAGCGATTGGCTAAAACCATGTCTGGAACCGATGATCAAGTCTTGATTTATTCTGCCAGAAAAGGAACCTATCTAAATTCCGATGGCACAGAAGTTTTCTGCGATGTACTTTGGTCAAATGATGTTTTTAAGAATAGTATAATTACTAATCCAGATTTCGAAGAAGAGGATTAAGATGGCTTACAATGCAGAACAAGATTTAAAGTATATAGACAGCAATTTAACATTTCTTATGTACGTTGTTGGTTTAGATGGTAACGATTTGGACAGTGTAACGATAGACGATTTCATCGGCGCCGCTAGAGATATGGTAAAAGTTCCTCTCCAGACAGAGGGCGATCTAGCTGGCGTTCAGTCTGTAGATCCAATATCGTCTTTTTTAAAAAACCAAAAACATTCTTTAATTACAAGCATTAGAAGATTTTGGTATCTTCGCACTTTAGCAATGGGAGCAATAAGCCGTGGTTAATTCAAAAGAATTCTTTTCTAACATTGAAGAAATTGTAAAATTTTATCAGGTAGAAAATGCCCAAGATATGGTGGACAGAACTGGGGACATCAAACAATACTTAGATACTTTAAGTATAGATAAAAGAAAAGTAGCCGTAGGGCAGTTTGATGTGCTTGTTTGGTATTTCGATATGTTTAGCTCCGAAACCACTATGTGGAATCAAAATTTCTCTTCAACATATGGCGGTTCTCAATATGAATTGTCTTTTTTGACCAAGAACCCAACAACAAGCCTTATGTCGTTCCCAGCTTGGAATACTGGCTTAGCCAAATTAATGGATCAAAAATCAGATCTTACTCTTATTAACGGATATCAATTAGATCTTTTTGAATCGTTTTGCAAAAAAGAATCTGAAACATGGAACTACGACACCGTTTTGAGACAACAGGTAGAAGCAGGAACTGCTGGACTGTATGATTTTATTGCGATAAATTCGTACGATGTAATTCACGACCCAAGCCTAGTGGTTTCATTCTTTAGTATGCTTAACGCTGGTGGTGTATTAGTGATTGGCCACACAAATAATTCAGCTCATCTATATGATGATGGAGCAGAATTTAGCCCATATTACGAACTACATCAAAAATTAAAGCAACTAGAAAACTCTTTAGTGTATCACGATTACAGTGTTATGGGGACGACAATAGCAATAAAAATGTAGTATAATATAAATACTATGATAGTTGTAGATGATTTCATCCAAGACCAACAGTTGCTAAAAGAGATAGAGCTAGATGCTAGTTTCTATCCAGAATCAATAGGTGCTGGAGCCTATACCGGTAAATTTATGTTCTGGGATGGTTGGTGGAAAAGCCCAGCAGATACAACAAGAAAAAAACTCATTCAAAAAATATGGGAAAATTATTTACCGATACCAAAAGAAGAAATATCTGGCTTTGAGTATTGGAATAGAAGATATGACAAAGATGAGTCTATAGGTCTTCATTTTGACGAAGATGGCTTCCTGTACAGGGACAAAAAAATATTTATAGGTACAGTTCTTGGCTGCGTTTATTACCCTCACATTAATGAAGATTTTATTGGTGGATTTTTAGAAATTCATAAGTTTAGAGTTGAAGACAACACACCCAATGCATTAGAGTGGGAAGCTATCAATCTAAATACAACTCCAGTCGATGAAAGAGAAAGAATAGCCTGTAAACCAAATAGGTTGATAATATTTGATGGTGGACATTTTCTCCACAATACAACCCCTATTATTGATGGCTACAAAACTATATTTGGTATAAATATTTGGCACGCAGATCATCCTCCACAAGCATTATCAACTAACGAATATTATTATGAGTAATTTATGAAAACAGAATTTCTTTGGAAAGAAACAAAAACTGTAAATAAAATTACATCAAAAAATTAGCTGAAGGCGTGATTGTTTTCGAGGATGCTTTACCAATGGATGGGCATGATTATATCTTTCCGTTTATATCAGGCTTAAAAGAAAAAGCTATAAAAGAAGATTACGTAATTATAAAAGATGAACATGGGGAAGACGTTTATGCCATAAATAGAAGTGGGCATAGATATGATATCGAATCAATTGCAAAAAGTTCTAGCCACATAATGAACTTCTTAGACGACAATGATGACCCTAGAATAGAAGATTTTTTTATTCGCTGCGAAAAAGCCTTTAGGCAGTGCTTGTTAGAATATATTTCTATATATCCAATGGCCCTTCCTAGCATTTGGTGGAGAACCCAGGGGCACATTTTGGCTTATGGCCCATCTAGCGGCATGGGGCTACATAGCGACAACGATGTCAATTACCAACCAGGATTTGAGCCAGACCTGCAAGTGGCGACTAGAAGCGTACTGGGTTCAATACTCTATTTTAATTCATCTGTTGATTCAAAAGAAAAAATAGTTAATAATGAGTATGTGGGTGGAGAAATAGAATTCCCGTATCTTGGTGTTAAATACAGCCCAAAAGCAGGGGATTTATTGATGTTCCCTTCTAACTTTATAGCAACACACGAAGTGCACGAATGCAAAGAGGGCAATAGATATGCATACATAGGCTATTATTCTCAGGGTTCTGAGCATAAACAAAGAGGGATTGACATAACAAATCAAAGTGTTCCAGTTGGCAAGCAGGGACAGATATGGATGCCGGAAGTAGTTGAGGAGTATAAAGAGTTTATTAAGCAAAACTTTGATACATCAAATATGGAGATGATGAACAAGCTATTAAACCCAACACTAAGAACGCATAATAGCGCAAATACTCAGAAGGAAATTCATGATAAACAATAATGTTGAAGGAAAGCATCTTGGTGGCGGCGTAGTTCTTTTCGAGAACGCGTTTGATACAGACTTTGATTTCATATACGACTTTGCTAAGGAATCGGTTAAAAAAGAAAGAGATGCAATGTACTCTTTAACCGTTGACCCTGAAACGGGTAAAGATATTTATGTAAACAAAAGCGGGTATTTCTTCTTTAAGGAAAGCGTTGATCTGATGCCAGGTAGAGCTGGAACCATACACATGGATAAAAATCATAATGGCAATGAACATTTGGAATTTTTTGAAAAAATAAAAGATAATTATCTATTTAAATATTTTGATTTTTTTCCTTTGTCCTTTAAATGTGTTTGGTGGAAAGTGAAAAGCCATATTGTTTCTTATGAAAAAGATGTTTTCTTAGGTAGCCACTCTGATGTTAGCGCAGATTATATCTATGGGGTATTAACACCTCCTGATCAATTGGCCACCAGAAATACTATTAGCGTAATATTATACTTTAATGATTCTGTTGATTCTGAGGATGAGTTAAATGGAAAAAATTTTGTTGAAGGACATCATTACTTTAACTATTTAGACATTAATTACAAACCAAAAAAGGGTGATATTATGTTTTTCCCTTCAAATTTTATGGCAGCACATGAAGTTTTGCCGGTAAAAGGTGGGACTAGATTCAGTTATTTAGGGTGGTATAGCCATGGAACGCCGAATCCAAATGTCGGGGAAAACGTTGCAGACCCGGTTAAAGACCCAGAATTATCTAGTAGAGCGACAAACGTTTACATGCCCACTTTAAGGGAAGACTACCAAAATTATCTAAATCAAAATGGTCACGAACAATCATCGGATCAGTACCACGTTACGAAATCAAATTACTAAAAATGTTTCATAAAGATTTAAAAGCAAAAAATATAGGGTCTGGGTTAGTCTTGATAGAGAACGCTTTTGAAATAAATCAAGAATTTTTATTTGATTATATTTCTTTTTTACAAGAAATAGAACAAGGCACCTTTACTTATGTCATCGAAGATGGCAAAAGATATGCTATCAATAGAACTGGTTTTAAGTTTGATCCAGAAGAAGTATCTTTTGCTCCAGAAAGATTTATAGACCTTTTGTGCAGAATGTCAGATAGAAAACCGACACAGGAACAGATCCAACTAATTAAAGATTTAGAAGATTTGGTTTATAGATCTTTAGTCGAATATTGCAAGATATACCCAGAAGCAGCAGTAGTTTCCTGGTGGAGAACTCATGGCCATATAGCCACCTATTCTAACGGGCAAGTGATAGGCCCCCACGCAGATGATCAAATTGGCTATGAGTATGGCAAACCTCCAAAAAACGAATATCCAAAACACAGTAATCTGAGTATAAACATATACTTAAACGATGGTGTTGACTCTAAAGAAGAGTTAAATGAAACCAATTTCATTGGAGGAGACATACTCTTCAAGTATGCAAAGTACAAGCATAGACCTAAGATGGGTAGCGTAGCAATATACCCAGCAAATTACATAGGAACCCACGAAGTTGAGCCAGTTACTGGCGGTAAAAGAATAGCCTATTTATCTGCAGTTTTATATGGGACTCCAGAAAACATGAGTCCGGTTCCAATTGACGGAGATTCCAGAATCTGGATGCCAAACTTGAAAAAAGATGCTGGACTAATCTCTTAATTAATATTACTATTGTCTTATAGCATACTTAAATATTGGGACAATATGATTTACAATGAAGCAATAACCTATAACAGCCCCAATGTGTCTTACGACGGCACTTTAATAATTTATGCAAGTAGTTTAATAAACCCAATTATATTAAATAATATAACAATATTTTATACTTCTAATGAAGATTATTCAAACTTAACAACAATTGGCGTTTTAAGTATAGACATTAATCCCCAAGGAATTGTTTCTATCCAGGTATTAGATGAGGACGTGGATGCCATATCTTCAGCTCAGATTATATCTGTTGGTGCAAGCGGCGAAATATCCATAATAGGATAAGTATAATTACTATATTAAATATTAATTTCTTTTGGAGCCCTAATGTTAACTAATACCGTATTGGTAAATGATAAAGTAAGAATAAAGGTAAAGTTTGTTGACGTCAACAATATTACTGGGGCACAAATACTAGTCAGCCCTACCTCTGTTTTTGTTACTGTTTATAAATCAGATGATACTCAAATTGTTTCGACCACGGCAACCGCCCTCACCAGCTCAGAGTACTACTATGATTTCACCCCCACCATTGCCGATACATATAAAATAGTTTTTGTAGGCAACATATCGGGTGGAACTTCCATAACTGTTAACCAGCAGCTTTACGTCAGCACATCTACGGATACGTATAAGCCTGTCATAACATTGAAGGCAGATGAAATAATCACTTTTGCAACAGACGTTGACCCAATTTATTTGAACCCAGAAGAAATGCAAGCTTACTTTCCGGAAGCATCGCTGCTTGAAATTGGAGAAATAATCCATTATCATTCAATGGAAGTTAGAGACATCTATGGATTCAATGATTCAAATCCAGCATCTGGGATAAATTATACTAGCTTAGAATACATAAAAGCGGCAACAGCTTGCGACCTTAGCAGGACCTACAGCTATGGTGGAGATGACGACGTTTCAGTACAATTAGGCGACCTAACTGTTACAGCAAGAAACTTACCAAGAACAAACATAAGCAGAGGCAATGCTGTCACCTGGTGTCAAATTGCAGCAGCATTAAGAAAAGAAATGTTGGCCGGGATAACTGGGGCTAAAGGCTTCCAACCAAAGGGGCTACCTACAATGCCAGTTGTCAATGCTGGTAATTACATAGACCCAGATACGGGAAGAAATACCTATTTAACGGAAAGAGACCTTTACGGGGCAAGTAGAAATAGAGAATTGTCTTACGACCCGATACCTAAGCGAGGTCTGCATAATTATGATTAATCTTGAAAAATCGTTTATGAGCATTTTAAAAAAATGGGGCTATGATGTTTTTAT